CGTAGAACCAGTTACGACCACTAGGGGTAGAAATGAATAAAGCTCTACCTTTTTTGTCAGACAAGGAAGCTCGGATGATCTTCTGCCATGTGTCTTCTTTAATAAAAGCACACTCGTCTAGAACCACGTAGGTAAGAGAAACACCGCGAAGACTATCAGGATTATCAGCGCCTCTAACAAGGATCTTGCGTCCATTGACTAATGTAATCTCCAAGTTGTTAACGTGAGAGGACTTGATGACAGGTCTACCTAAGTCATTCAGTAAGTCCCACATAATCGTTCTAGCCTGTCCAAGAGTAGGAGCTATGTACATCACAGCTGATCCTTCAGGACAGTTCAGAGCTTCAATGAGCAGGGTCACTGCGGAGAGCCTAGACTTACCACAGCGACGACCTGCTGCAACCACTTTAAAACGATGGGTGTCCTTGAAGACTTCCTTTTGCCAGTTCAACAACTCAAAGTTAAGGTTAGTCATCTTTAACCTCTACATCTGAGATGTCATACGAGACATCGTTTTCAATAACTTCTGCTGTGCTTTGACCAAGGCCTGTAATATTAACGATAACGCTAGGAGTACCAGAGCCTTGTTTTGATTGCTCAAACGCTGATACGGGGAGAATCCTATCTGCCACCAGTTTCCATGCAGCAGCTTGGTTCTTATGATTGTCATCCAAGGCTGCACTTAGGATAGTCTCCAAGACCTTAGCACTCTTAGGGGAGGCTAACATCCTATATTTATAATCGTCAATTATTGCTTTTTCGCCCTTAGGACGACCTAAGACACCTTTGTTCTTAGCCTTCTTCTCAATCAGCTCACCCTTCTTAGGCCTACCACGACCTCTGGGTTTAATTTCTTGTGTTTTCTGTTCCATCTTTGTCCTTGTTGGAGATGTACTAATAATAGTAGTAAATACGGGGAAAGCTACTCTGAGACTATAGAGTAACTATCTAATTTAACTTAACGGCTTAAAAGCCTTATAAGCAAGAATCTAAATGAAGTAGTTACTTACTTAATTAACCTCTTGTGTTCATCTTCAATGAAACTAAGGTCAGTAATGACTACTCATAAAGAACTTCTTGTATTTAACTAAGCAGCTTGTCTACTTAGACTTCATTTGAGTTCTTGGAAGGATTACCTTCATAGAGCATTATATAGGTCTTTTTAGCTTTGTCAAGCACTTTCTACGTAAACTCAACATTTATTTTACTGTCTATCATGATTAGAGTCTATCCTCTAATTCCACGCTAAGCCCTATCTTCATAGACCTCTTGTGTCCACTTTCATAGCCCCTCTAGAGGCTCTATGACAGGCCCTTGTGTCCAGATTTACTACAAAGATCTAACCTGTCCCCAATTAAGTCCATAAGTCTTTGTTGTCTATAGACTTTTTAGTCATAGCAGGCTTTTTCTTAAATACTCTTTTTTGTGTACTTAAGAGGCTCCCACAAAAGTAATACTCAATAGCTACCCCCTCCCCCAGTCTTTATAGGTCTTTGCAGGTTAGTGAGTACTAACTTACTTAGCTAATGACTGAGTAGTCAGTAAAGTGACAGTGTAAGGGACTATGTAGCACCTATCAAGCACCACTAGAGTAACCTATCAAGGGTAAAGCTAAGCAACTACTATGCCAAGCTAATGCACTATCAAAGTGCAGTTATGCACCATTAGAGTACATCATGCACCACAATGAAGTGCTCATTTATTAAGCATATGTAGATTATCGTATTACAGATAAAAGAAGATAATTCATAATGAGTACTACAGTATTACAAATACTGAACCAGCGGAGCGTTGGCACGGTATCTGCTAAGTAAACTACATCCGAGGCATAACGCAACGGCTAACTATCTAAGGATCACGATCATGTCAAACAACACAGCAAAGATGCACAGCATCGTAGACAAAATCATCTATGTACTAGGGTTTATCGCTATCGTAGTGGTATGGATGACTGCCTAATCCCTGCTACACTATCCATTCACAGTCTCATTAACTCAAACCAGTAAGGTAAACATCATGAAACAATCTGTAAACTTCTCTGTCTTCGTCGATGCCTTCCACGCCTTCGACCGTTACGACTCATACGGCTACGCAGCTCTTAAAGTAATCTTTAACTACCTTGAACAGTACGAAGAAGAAACAGACACAGAGATCGAGCTCGATGTCATTGCTATCTGCTGTGACTACAATTTAGAGCATTACACCGATATAGCCTCTAACTACTCTATTGACCTTGATGGTTTTGATGATGACGAAGCTAAGCAGGCAGTCATTGAGTACATTCAGGACAATAGCGCCTACTTAGGCGAAGCCACTGATGGCGAACTCGTGTATCAAGTGTTTTAATCAAGGGGATAACCATGCAACACACAAAAAAGAATCCTTTGTCTCTTATCCAGTTACCTGATGACATAGTGTCAGACGGTTACAAACAAACTAAACCATATCATTATGAGCAAGTGTTTGTCTCAGCCAGTAAAGGCTTTAAAGGCACTGAATTAGAGTTTTTAAAGGCTGGGTTTGCTTATGAGTACACACAGACTGGGCCATTTACACGGGTGGCTTTGGTATGACTTTAGAAGAGCTAATTAAGAAACTGAAAGACTTAGGCTTTTCAGATGACACAATCAAAGCTATGGCCAGCACATACGATCTAGGCTATGCTCAAGGCTTGATTGATTCTAAACAAATGAACACAGAGGAAATAGACAATGCTAAACAACAATGATTTCATAAGCCTTGAGCGCCGCTTGTGGCGTGAAGGTAATCCATTGACTGATGAACTAGTCTCAACATCAGAACTAATAGGAGCCGCTCTAGATTGGGCTGTTGCAAAGTGCGATGGACGAGAGTTTTACAACCACGATAGAGACGGGGCTACGTGTATGCGTGGCGGGTGGACAGACTATTCAACCGACTGGACGCAAGGTGGTCCGATCATTGAGCGCATTGAAGGGTTCCAGTTTAAGCACTGGCTTGAATCAAATCGAGAGAGTCAATGTCAAGCTGAGATTCACAACTATGACGGCGACTGGGTTGCTTTTGGCCCAACACCACTCATTGCAGCTATGCGCTGCTATGTTGCATCAAAGCTAGGCGAAACAATCAAAATCCCGCAGGAGATTAAACCATGCTAAACAACAATGACTTTATCAGCCTAGAACGTAGGCTATGGCGTGAAGGTAATCCATTGACTGAGGAACTAGTCTCAACACGTGACGAATTGGTCTATCTTCTAAGTGAAGCTAAGAAGGTACTGGAAAAGTACTCACCAGTGCTTAGTACGTTAGCGTCTAGTGATGATCTAGATTTCTATCGAGAATGGGATAACTTTGGGGATACTTTGGACAATATTAGCTATGACTTGGGAACTGAACAATGAAAACAACATTCAACATTCAATACAAAGGCGTATGGCTTGATATAGACGTTAAACGAGGCATATCTCGCGTTGATGGTAAGCACTGGGTGTATACTCAAGAGGTTAGACACGCTGATGAGACAATCACTGACATTCTAAACCCTTTGGCTATGTCTCAAATTGACCATATTGTAGAAAAGGAATTAAACACATGATCATAATCTTTGTCTGTTACTTTGTTGATCTAATCATTGAAGGGATTGTTGTATGAAAACAACACATACATGGCCGTTTCCGTCTAAGGATAACCCTTTGACACCTTGGACACCTGAGCAACAGAGAAAGTACGCAGAGGAACAACTAAAGAATGTACCTGAGAGCCCTTTATAGGGTCAGGAAGGCATTTAAATCAATCAACTAAGGGCTAGGTAGCCAAAGGAGTAAATAATGCATTGTAGGGCTTGCGATAGATTGTTAACAGAATACCAAGCAACGTTGAAAAACGCTGTTACTGGTCAGTACATGGACTTATGTAAAGTTTGTCTTGAAGACATTAAGCCTTTTGTCAAGCTGATTGACCGTAAAGACTTGATAACAGAAGCTGACCTTGACGATGAGCCAGAAGACGATCTGGACACACTGGATTCCCTAGAAGACTTCGACATACATATTAACTATGAAGTAGACTATGAAGACTCTAGAGGTTCCTATGATGTCTAAGAACTTTAATGTAAATACACTATTAAAGATACTACTTAATAAAGTCATACTAAGTAGTATCATTAAAGTAAAGAGGGGATAACATGAAAGATTCTATGCCTAAACATGAAGAAGAAGTTAGAGAGTTGTCTCTAATCGGAGAAGAAGCCCATTATGTCCATACAATGAATGCTTTTGTTGAATTGATTGTCGTGTATGGATGGGATAAAGTAACGTCTGATCTAAGGGCAGCAATGGGAGAGAAGAAATGGTAATTTCCCTATTTGTAGTTGTCTTAACAATGGTGAAAGTGAGTTTGAAATGAAAGCAACGATTGAATATGATTTGTCTCAGCCTTCCGAGGCTTATGCGTACAAGTGCGCTCATAAGGCTTTAGAGGCTTGTCAGATGTTGGAGTCTCTCAAGTCTCTGACTCAAGGCTACCAAGCCTATAAGGGACTGTCTGAGAGCGTTCTAGCAGATATCATTCAAGACTTATCTCAATGGGAAGAGGTGAAATTATGAGAGAAGCGAAGTCTATGATATACATCACGATTGAGAAAGAAAAGATTAAGCTGGCGCTTGAGGCGTTGGAGCAAATGCAAGCACGGGCTAATTTTGATTGTTGGAATCTTGATATTTGTGATCAAGCCATCAAAGCCATAGAAGAAGCACTAGCCCAGTCACATAGTGACGTAAAGCAAGAGCAGGGGGAGCCTGTGGCGTTTTGTAAAGTTTTGACAATGGCTGATGTTGCAGACATTATTGTTAATGCTCAATCAAGAACACCGCCTTATGAAATCAATTACATGACAGTCATGCAACTGACGGAAAAAGCAGTTTTGGAGAAATTCAAATGAGCGAAGCAACAGAAATTGCAAGCATGGGTATCACTACCATGATTGAACTCATGCAAGCCAGAGATGAAATAAAGCGTCTGAAAGAGCAGTTGGCCAAGCAAGAGCAGGGTGAGCCTGTGGCGTGGATTAGTTGGAATCGTGTTAGCGGTGAATCAAAACTTAACTATCACAAAGTTTCAAGTCAACATGACGCAACATTGTGGTCGCATTTTCCTCTCTACACCACACAACAACAACGCATATGGGTTGGGCTGTCGGATGAAGAAATGGAAGCGGTACGAAAGCAAGCAGTCGATTTATTTGTTCAAGAAGTAAAGAAAACTGGCAAAGGTAAAAACGAGCCAATCAAGTTTGGTCGTCTTGTCGAAGCCAAACTCAAGGAGAAGAACGCATGACACACGGTGATGGTGGTAAAGGATCAGGCAGACGTAATGAAGATGTAAGCAAGATTAATGAGAATTGGGATCGCATCTTTGGAGCTAAGAAGGACAAGACTATGAATGAACACGTTGAACAACACGACCATGACGAAGATGGTGAATGGACTTGTGAATGCTGCGGTGGGCCTATGTACAAACAAGCACATTGGAACTACGGGCAGTGTGATGACTGTGGGGCTACTCAGGAGCTAATCAATGACGACTACCTTTAAATCTATTCACATCAAAGAGTGTTGGCCTTACGAGTACGTTAAGGCGGACGCCGTCAAGCCTCTAGAGTGGCATAAGCGTCCACAAGAGGCTAAGGATAGACGTAACGCTAAGAAACGTGAGGTGTATCATGCTAAGAAGAAGCTTCTACAGCTTCAAGTGTTTGAAATGGATATTGACATCTGTAAGGAGCTGAACAATGACAAATGAAGACATCATCAAACTAGCAATGGAATACGGGTTCACTGGCGGTTTTGACGCTCAAGGAAACCTGCTGCATGACGCAACATTCGTTGAAGCTGTGACTGAGGCTGTTGCAGTCACACGAAAAGAAACGCTTGAAGAAATGATTTACGCGCATCCAACTACAGCGATTGAGAAGGCTGTTGCCTATGAGCGTGAGGCGTGTGCAATGATTTGCCAAGATAGATACAGCTACCATCCAGACGAGTCAATCGCATCTGGTGAAGCTGCAATGTGCGCCTACAACATCCGAGCAAGAGGTGAAGCATGACACAAGATGAAATCATTGAGATGGCTAGAGAGGCTGGCTTTGGTATTGCAGGAGATCCTGAATACGTTCACGCACCTGGCTATGACGGTATATGCACAGAAGAACTTGAAGCCTTTGCCAAGCTGGTAACAGAGCATGAACGTGAGGAATGTGCTAAGTTGTGTGATGAATATTCGGCAGTAGGAAAAATACAAGAATTTGACAGAGGTTGGTTGGCTTGTGCAAAAAATATCGCATCATTTATTCGAGCAAGACAATGAAACGCTCACCTATGAAACCTAGCCGCCCCAAGACTACAAAAATCCGTCAATCTGCAAGAGGCGAAGATTGCACTATCAACCTAGAAGGCGTGTGCAAAGGTGTGTGAGGACTTGGATGATGCCAGCTATCCAACAAGCATTGTGTTTCCGTCTGAGTGCGCCAAAGCAATCCGAGCACGAGGTGAGCAGCATGAGCAGTAACTTAAAAGTCGCAAGTAAGTTCCTTAGGCACACCTCCTGTGAGCACTGTGGTAGCTCTGACGGTTCATCTGTCTACGATGACGGACATCAGTACTGTTGACAAAACTCAATAAGTGTGATACAGTTCATGTTTTAAGAAATTTTATGAAGACCTGCAAGACATGTAAAGTAGATAAACCTTTTGAGTTCTTTGGGACTGACAAAGCAAAGTCAGGAAATAGGGTGTATAGGCCATACTGCAATAGCTGTAGAGCTGAGAAAGGGAGGAACGCTCGAAAAGAGCAGATGCAAAAAGTATGCTGTAACTGTGGAGCTTCTTGGGAGGCAATGATGGGTAAAGCACGTAGAAAACTCGATCTATGTGATGACTGTTATCCAGCGTATCGGACAGCTTATAACATACATCATGCTGCTTATTTGAGAGCTTCCAAAAACAATCTCAGTTTTGATCTTGATTTGAAAGACATTCATAGTGCAGTAGTAAAAGGGATCTGTCCTAAGACAGGTATTGAATTTGAAATCAATAAGAAAGGAAGCGACTTCTCAGATCGTAGTCCATTTGCGCCAAGTATCGATAAAATTAACCCTTCTAAGGGCTATACAAAAGACAACGTTCAAGTTGTTTGCTGGTGGTACAACGCTGCAAAAGGAAGGTATACGGACGAGGAAGTTTTTGAACTATGCAAAGCCGTGATTCTTCAACATTCATAAAACACATTCCGTGTGAAGCATGTGGATCAAGCGACGCAGGTTGTCTTTATTCAGATAATCACACGTACTGTCAAAGTTGTCAAACGTACACAAGAGGTGATGAAATCGGAGGTACTTCTCAACAAGTACAGACAAAAACAAAAACAAAGGTATTTCAGATGAAAACAACAGGTGAGAGTAAGGCTATTGTGGATCGTGGTATCTCACGAGAGACTTGTGAGTACTTTGGTGTTACACAAGCTGATGGTAAGCACTTTTACCCTTACTTTGACGAGACAGGCGCTAAGGTAGCTGAGAAGATCCGCTCAGTAGAGAACAAAACGTTCTCCATTGCAGGGAATTTCAATAAAGCTGTTCTCTTCGGGTCAAATTTGTTTCAGAAGGGAGGTAAGTACATTACCATCGTTGAAGGTGAACTAGACGCTTTGGCTTCATTTCAGATGACAGGCAGCAAATACCCTACTGTAAGCATCCGTAACGGGGCTTCAGCGGCTGTTAAAGACTGCAAGGCTCAGTATGAGTACCTAGATAGCTTCGAGACTATCGTGATCTGTTTTGATGCTGATGAGCCGGGTCAGAAGGCCGCTAAAGAAGTTGCTGAATTGTTCGGTAACAAGGTTAAGATTGTTAAACATTTAAAGGATTGTAAAGATGCCTGTGACTATTTATCTAACGGACGAGGAAGCGAATACGTTAATCAGTGGTGGAGAGCTGAAAGTTACGTTCCAGACGGAATCATTGCAGCTTCATCACTTTGGGATAGCGTATCTACACCTGAACCCGTTGCCGAAGCCTTCTACCCATTCAAAGGACTTAATGAACTCCTCTATGGACTCCGTAGTGCTGAACTCATTACAGTTACTGCTGGCTCAGGTCTCGGAAAGAGTCAGTTTCTTAGAGAGATCCTATATCGAATACTCGAAACAACAAACTGGAACATCGGGGGGATGTTTCTGGAAGAGTCAGTGCGAAAAACAGCCCGATCGATTATGTCTTTGCACGCCAACAAAAAGCTCCACTTACCTGACACAGAAGTCACAGAACAAGAATTGAAGGAGGCCTTCGATGCTACTTTGGGCACTAATCGTGTGTTCCTGTTTGACCATTTCGGCTCCCTTGCTATTGACAACGTGCTTAACCGTGTACGATATATGGCCCGTGCTTGTGATTGCCGTATTGTGTTTTTGGATCACCTGTCTCTTATCGTCTCTGGTATGGATGGGAATGATGAGCGCAAGTCTATTGATGTCTTGATGACTCGACTGCGTACATTGGTACAGGAGACAGGTATTACCTTGATCTGCGTATCTCACTTGAAACGACCTAGCACTGACAAAGGACATGAAGATGGTTCAGCGGTATCCTTATCTCAGCTACGTGGCTCTGGTGCTATCGCTCAGTTGTCTGACGCTGTTATCACTCTTGAACGTAACTCCATGAGCCAAGACCCTACAGTGCGTCACACTACCAAGGTAGCAGTGGCTAAGAACCGCTACAATGGCCTGACAGGACCTGCTTGCTCGTTGATGTACGACATGAACACTGGACGTATGGTTGAAGTAACAATGGAGGAACTATGAAAACGAGTCAATTAGTAGGGTTTTGTTTATTTTTTATACAGACGTTGCTTTGGCAGTTTGAAATAGTAACAATGCCTTCTTTCATTGGTTTCTTTCTATTGGGATTGACAATGGCGATGTTTTTGGACATCAAGATGGAGGAGTTATGATTGAAATGATTATCGTAGGCACTATCGGCATCGGTTACGCTGTTGTAGGTACGCTACAGTGGCTCAAAGGTGACATGGGTGCTGGTATCATGTGGATTGGTTACAGTTTTGCACAGGTAGGTTTGTTCCTAAATCTCAAATGACTTGGCAAGGACTAACTTACGAAGAGCAAGAGGAAATCGTAGCATCAGCTCATTCAATTAGAGATGCAATAAACCGAACTGATTGGAAACTGAAAGAAAAGAATGAAAAGAATTGCACTGGACATCGAGACGAACATGGCTCACGATACGATCCATTTGTGCGTAACTCAGGACATTGACACAGGAGATGTGAGAGTATGGAAAGCTCCAACAGGACTTTGGGATTACTTAAAGGACGCTACGTTGATCGCAGCTCACAACGGGATCGGCTTCGATTTCCCGATATTGAATCGCTTGTGGAAGACGAAGATTGGGTTGAAGCAAGCGTACGATACGTTGATAGTGTCAAGGCTACTAGAGCCAACGAGGGACGGTGGTCACAGCCTAGACGCATGGGGAGCAAGACTAGGGATAAAGAAGTTAGACTACAAAGCAACGTGGCAATGGATGATGAACCGAAGGGAGAACTATGATGGAGAATGCTTTGATAAACCTATTGAAGGACTGTTGGACTTTTATTGTAAACGTGACGTTACTGTGCTTTGTAGTCTTTTTCATAAACTTAATGCTGATGTTGCTGATAAAGGCTTTAGTGCTGACAGCCTCATTCTTGAACATAGTGTTGCCTCTATCATAAACAAGCAAGAAAAGAACGGTTTTAAACTAGACACCATTCACGCTACTTGTTTACTAGCTGAACTCAAAGGGAAGATGAGTGCCATCAATGACAGGATGCAAGAGACTTGGCCTCCGTACGAACAAGAAAGGTTCTCGGAGAAGACAGGTAAGCAGCTCAAGTCAGAGATAGTTACTTTTAACCCTGCAAGCAGACAACAGGTTGCAGAGAAACTTATCGGCTTAGGGTGGAAACCTACTAAGAAGACTGATAAAGGCTCAGTGATCGTGGATGAATCTACATTGCAAGGACTCAAGTGGCCTGAGGCTCAGATGATTGCTGAGTACTTCATGCTCCAAAAGAGAATTGCACAGATTGAATCATGGTTTTCTTTCTTAGGAAAAGATGGTCGAGTGCATGGACGGGTAATCACCAATGGAGCGATTACAGGACGTGCAACACACTCTAGTCCTAATATGGGGCAGATTCCGAACTCGGCTAGTCCTTATGGTAAGGAATGTCGCCAATGCTGGACTGTCGAAGAAGGAATGGTGCAAGTAGGTGTTGACTTGTCAGGCATTGAGCTTCGCTGTTTTGCTCACTACTTGAACGATGATGACTATACAAAGGAAGTAGTTTATGGTGATGTCCATACAAGGAACCAACAGGCTTTTGGTGTCGATTCACGAAATGATGCAAAGACAGTACTATATGCCACGTTGTACGGCGCATCGCCTGCCAAGATCGGGACAATTATTGGTGGTAACGCGAAAAGAGGGCAGACCATTATTAGTAATTTTGAGCGAAGCGTACCTGCGTATGCCAAACTCAAAAGCAAAGTTGCTGCGTATGCTGCGAAAGGATGGCTACCGGGTCTTGACGGAAGAAAGTTATGGGTGCGCTCAGAACACAGTGCGCTCAACACTCTTCTACAATCGGCTGGTGCTATTATCGCTAAACAATGGATTGTATGTGCTAATCGAAAACTCACTGAGTCAAAGATTCCATTCAAGTTTATCGCATGGGTACACGACGAAATCCAGATCGAAACTGAGCCACAGTACGCTGAACAAGTTGGCTTGCTCGTGGTAGAATCTGCTAAAGAAGCAGGAGAGATCTTAAAGTTTCGTTGTCCTGTCGGTGCAGAATGGAAGCAAGGAAAGAATTGGTATGACTGTCACTAAGTATCCAAATGGGTATTTCAAAGATAAGGCTTGTAAGACGTGTGGAAACACTTTTACTCCTACAAATCCTTGCAATACCTATTGTTCTCCTCAATGTAAAGGAAAGAACTCCTACTACAAGAGGCAATATGGGATCACCGATGCTGATCTTTCTCTGATGAAAGAACAACAAGACAACAAGTGTTACATTTGTGAATCAGAAGGTTTCTTAATTGGGAAGAACAACCATAGTGAGAAACTAGCAGTGGATCATTGTCACGATACTGGAAAAGTCCGTAAGCTTTTGTGTCATAATTGCAACAGAGCTTTAGGATTATTCAAAGATAAACCTGAATTGCTTAGAAAAGCAGCAGACTACCTAGAGGAACACAAGTAGAATGAAACCTATTGAACCCAAAGCAACCCAACAAATTCTGTTGAACATTAGTGATGAAAGTTTCTTGATTCACCATTCAGCAGATATGGATATCCTTGATGTATACTTGGTGCTCTCAGCAGCCCTTGATTACATTGAGGATGAAGCAGAGGCTGTCTCTCGTAAAGAAGGTAGCTATCTACAGTGACTTTGTCACTTTTGCAGTGATAGAATAAGGGCGTTGCTGGTTGCAGGAGGGATACCTCTGTTGGTTCGATTCCAAACAAGGAAGGAAGGGTAGGTTCGAGTCCTACTACGCCCACCAAATTACTCTTCTTGAGTAGGACAGATCGGAAAGACGGTCAACTTTACGTCCGCAAGGACTTTATTAACGGAGCTACGGCTCAATCCTAAAAGGAAAAGAAAATGGCACAAGCAGATCTTAAACCGGTAAAAATCTCTGGTTCTTTGTACTGGACTAAGTGGATGGCTGAGTTCAACAAAGCATTCAACACAGACAACGACAAGTACGAATGTACCATCGGTAACATCAGCGATGACGATGCAGCTAAGCTCACAAGCTTGGGTATCAAAGTGAAGCACAAGGATGCAATGGGTAACTTCATTGTCGCTAAGAGCAAGTACTTGTTCAAGCCTACCGATGACACACTCAAAGAAGTGCCTATCGAAGCTCTCGGTAACGGTTCTAAGTGCGTAGCTATTGTTGGTTCGTACACACACCGTATGTCAGCTAAGCACGGTAATGCTCCTTCGATTAAGACTGTCATGGTCACTGAAGTGAAGACTTACGTGCCTGAAGCAACTACTGCGGACGATGACGCACTCTGATCGTCCTAAGTTAGCTATCCTCGACGCTGACATCATTTGCTACCGAGTAGGTTTCGCTAGTGATGACGTTGAGGAAGCTATCTGTTTGGCTCGTGTGACTCAGTTAGTCCATGAGATTGTCTTCGATGACCTGAAGTGTGATGACTACAAAGCTTACATTACAGGCAAGACAAACTTCAGGAATGACATAGCAGTCACCGAGCCTTACAAAGGTAATCGTAAAGACGCTAAGAGGCCAATTCATTATCAAGCTATCCGACACCATCTCCAGCGCCTAGGTGCAGAACTGGTAGAAGGTCAAGAGGCAGATGATGCAGTGGCTATCGAGGCAACTAAAACAGGTGGCTGGATTGTCTCCATTGACAAAGACCTAGATCAAGTTGCAGGTTGGCATTACAACTTCGTGAAGCATGAGGAATACTACGTTACTGAGGAAGAAGGTCTTCGTAACTTATTCACACAGGTGCTCACAGGGGATCGTACTGACAACATCATTGGCTTGAAAGGCATTGGACCTAAGAAGGCTGAGAAGCTTTTACAGGATTGTAAAACTGAAAGGGAATACTATGACGCTTGTCTCAAAGCTTACGATGGTAATCAACTTCGTGTCGATGAAAACTTAAACCTTTTATGGCTACGAAGAGAACCCAACCAAAAGTGCCCTCTAGTTTCTACCTTGTTGGATGTCAGTGGACAGTAAAGTACATTGAGGACTTGAGTGAGTACGGTACTTGTGACTGTTCCACTCAGACCATCCGATTGAGGGCAGGTATGAACAAGACATTCACTGAACAAACCTTCTGCCATGAACTCGTTCACGCTATTATGTTCTCCATGGGACATACTAACCACGATGAGATCTTCGTAGATGCTTTTGGACAGTTGTTACATCAGTATGAAAGGACGAAACTATAATGGATATTGAACAACTAAAACTCGTGTTAGAGACTGTCAAAAGGATTACCGATGATGCTACTTCAGTGGCTATTTGGTATATGGTGCTGCATTATGGTGGTGCTATTCTTTCAAACATTATGGTTATTGGTGGTTTACTAACAGCCGTGTATCTTGTTGTTAAAGGTTTTGTTACCTGTAATGAAGATGAGGCTTTTATAACACAGCTTTATAGTGAAGTTTGTGGTAAAGCTACGGGATGGCTGTCTCGTTACGAACGTGAAGAAATTCTTAAAACAATTCGTGAGCTGAAATCAAAACATGGTAACACGTAAGACAACAAGCTCTAAACGAGCTAGTGCTTTGAAGCATGGGTGGCGTAGCGGCCTCGAAGAAGATGTCGCTAAAGCCCTTACTTCAGCTGGTGTCCCTTTTACCTACGAAGAGATGAAGATCAAGTACATCAAGCCAGCGAGTGAACATCAATATACTCCTGACTTTGTGCTAGATAACGGAATCATCGTAGAGACTAAGGGACGTTTCCTCATAGCAGATCGTAAGAAACACATGCTGATTAAAAGGCAACAACCACACTTGGACATTCGTTTTGTCTTCTCTAACAGCTCACAGAAGCTGAACAAGGGATCACGTACAACGTATGCTCAGTGGTGTGTTAAGAACGGCTTTGAGTACGCTGATAAGACAATCCCTGAACATTGGATCAACGAACGACGAAGGAGTGTAAAAGATGGACGTAGAATTACTGAAGGAAAATGATGACGGTAGTGCAGACTACCATGTGAAGATGAGCAATGAAGAACAAGCACAGCTGTTTAGATTTGCGTTCATTGAAATGTTGAAACGAGGAATGGAAGAAGGAAAGAAATATGAGCCAATCGAAAGTGAGTTTAGTGTGGGTAACACCGGATGCGGAGAACCTAGTTGCGCGTATGGCCCGTGTGTCAAATCCGGCAAATCAGAACAACCCTGCATCTGCTCCGAAACTGCTAAAGTACCTTATTGAGAACAAACATTGGTCTCCTTTTGAGATGGTTAACGTCTGTATGGAGATTGAAACTACTCGTGATATAGCTCGTCAGATCTTACGTCACCGTAGCTTTTCCTTCCAAGAGTTCTCACAGCGTTACGCAGTCTCTGAAGGGTTCGTACAGAACTCACAAGCTCGACTCCAAGATACTAAGAACCGTCAGAACAGCTTGTACACTGATGACATCAGTATTCAGAATTGGTTTGAAGGTGCTCAGCGTCGATTGGTTGATGAAGCTAAGTTCTTGTACACAGCTGCTCTCGATAAAGGCATCGCTAAAGAGTGTGCTCGTGTGTTCCTTCCTGAAGGCTTAACTGTCTCCAAGATGTACATGAACGGCACTCTGCGTTCTTGGCTGCACTATGTAGACATTCGTACTGATGTTTCTACGCAACTAGAACACAGGCAAGTTGCAGTACAATGTGCTAAGATTCTTGAAGAACATTTCCCTAACGTCATGGAGGCTTTTAATGGAGCTAAAGTACTTTAAAGTTAGTTATGATTCGGATACAGGATTGTTTACAAAAACGGTTACGAATCGGAAGCGAGAGACAACAATTAAGGAAGCTGGTTGGAAGGATAGCAGAGGGTATAGACGCTTGAAAATACAAGGTCAAACTGTTTTTGCTCATCGTTTAGCTTGGGCGTTGGTTCACAAAAGATGGCCTGATGGCGACATTGACCACATTAACGGTATTAAAGACGACAACAGGATAGAGAATCTTCGAGATGTCTCTAAGTCTATAAATCTTCAGAATAGACGAACAACAACAAAAGACTCTAGTTCAGGGTATCTTGGGGTTAGTTGGGACAAGTATTGTGGAAAGTGGAAAGCTCAGATTTCTGTTAATGGAACCAAAAAACATATAGGCGTCTATGCAACAGAAGAAGAAGCTTATGATGCGTATTTACAACAGAAACGTGAATTACATGAAGGTAACACATTATGATAAATGTAGCTGACCAATGTCGTGATATTATCTTTGCTGAGTTTCCTACGCTTAAGGAGCTATATGAAGGACGAGAATGAAATCATTGAAGACATCCTAGATGAGTTTGACTTCGGTAAAGCTCAGCAAGCTATGGAAGCTCTTAACTGGGTGTGGCATTCCAGTGAAGGAACTCCTACACTAGGACAGATGCGTAAACGAGCTAGATTCCTTATGAAGGAGTGTATTGGACATGAAGAGTACCATACAGCCACAGGAGGATTCTATGTCTTTAAGCGTACCTTCGACGGCCTACCCTTCTACAGACTTATGTTTGTAGTCGCTGAATGGGACAACTATGAGTAAAGGCACTGAATGGCAAAGCTGATAGTTCACTATAAACCTCCTATGTTCATCCCAGATTGGACTAAGGGGTACAAAGTGTACGTTGTAGATCATCCTCGCTTAGGGTGTAGAATGATAGAAACCTCACCAGTGATTAAAGACTACGGTAACGGAATCTTTGAGACACAGTGGGTTGTCTATCACCCTCAAGACGGAGATTTCAATGACACTTGACCAATATTTTCATTTAATTGTTAATAAACAACAGAAGGAAACAATTATGTTTGAGAAAACTAAAATGTTCTTCACTGAACAGATTGAAAAGATTAACTCACTGCTTACTAAGCCTGTAGCATTCAAAGAAGAGCCAGAGACTGCTTTCGATGATGGTTACTGGGCTTTTGAGATGTACACACCTGAGTGGATCAATGAGTACGGTGAGACAGAGAAGCCTGTACATACTTGTTTCATTGAACCACATGAAGGTACTTGGATAGAAGTCTTGGATCGTATCTTAGACGCTATGGAAGCTCACTACGGCTACAGCATCAAAGAGCAAGTTTACTACTCAGTTACCTTCCCTTTGAATGATCCTGAATGTGCTGGTTACACTCGATGCTTGAACGATGAGCTGCTTCAGCAGGTTCTCTTGGCTCATCCAGAGCTGTATCAATCTTACATCTACGGTAATACAGAACAGGATTTGTTCGCATGACCAAGGAAGAAAGACTGGCGTATCAAAAGCAGCGCCGAAAGTTAAACAATAATCTAGATACCTCTCGTTATGAGAAGACCGAAAATGGTTTCCTAATGCGTATGTATCGGAACATGAAGAGCCGTGTAACAGGAGTTCAATCAAAGAAAGCTCATCTCTATGCGGGTAAGGATATTCTTCCAAAAGAAGAATTCTACGAGTGGGCTAAATGTTCACCAATGTTCCGAGTGCTGTTTAAACAGTATTCCGACAACGGTTGTCAAATGAAGGACGCGCCGACTGTAGATCGAGTTGATAGTGGTTTAGGCTACACATTAGATAATATGCAGTGGGTGACTCATTCAGTAAACTCTTCACGAGCAGCGAGGAAAAAATGAAGATACTTGTTATTCCAGATTGTCAGGTTAAAGAAGGCGTTCCTTTAGAGCATCTAGAGTGGGCCGGTAAGGCTATTTGTGACTATCGTCCTGATGTGGTTGTAAACATCGGAGATTTCGCGGATATGCCGAGCTTGTCTAGTCACGATGTCAAAGGCTCTAAGTATTTTGAAGGGCTACGTTATCAGAAGGATGTGGACAGTGTGAAAAACGCCATGAACTTGCTGCTAAAGCCGTTAAAAGACTTACAAAAAAGTCAGAAAGAGAGTAAGCATAAAGTTTATAAGCCTCGTATGGTGATGACTCTCGGTAATCACTGCAATCGTATTGACAGAGCTGTTAACAACAACCCGATGCTTGAAGGTCTCATTTCAACAAAAGATTTGGAGTACGAAAAAGATTGGGAAGTTTATCCGTTCTTAGAGCCTGTGTTCATTAACGGAGTAGGTTTCTGTCATTACTGGAGTGTGGGGGCTATGGGTCGTCCAGCAGCCACGCCAGCTGCGATCATTAGTAAGCTTCACATGAGCTGCATCGCTGGCCACCAGCAAGGAAAAGCCGTAGCTTACGGTAAGAGGGCCGACGGTCAATCCATCTGCGCTATTATTGCAGGCTCTTATTATCTTCACGATGAAGCGTATATGAGTCAGTTGAGCAATAAGCATTGGCGTGGATTGGTTGTTTTGAATGACGTTAAAGATGGGGCCTTTGATGAGATGTTCTTATCAATCGAATACTTGGAAAGAAAATATGGCAACCAAACCAACAGTTAAGGAAATTGAGGAATATATGGCTTCTTTGAACATCCCTATGGAACAAGGTTTGAACGGTACAACTAAGTACGATGTAATTAGTAAACCAAAGCATTACATGCTCTTTGATGAGATGGAAGTCAAGGAACGTGGTTTTGAAGGTCAAGGTATTGAGGTACGCGATGTGCTTGAGAAGCTTGTAGGGAAGTTCTACAAAAACTGTGAGAATCTTCCAGATCAACCTTCTTGTGCTTTGTTTGAATCAGATTATGTACAACTTATGCAGTACTTAATGCGCTTCATAAACAAGAATGGTGTAGAAGACCTCAAAAAGGCTCGTTGGTATCTTGACAAAATGATCGAAGCATATTAAGATACGTGCCCTTCAAAATTTAATAACAACAGGACAATCAGAATGAAAATGACCCCTTACCAGACCTACATTGCTAAGTCACGTTACAGCCGTTACTTGGACGATAAAGGTCGTCGTGAACACTGGAATGAGACAGTTAATCGCTACTTTGACTTCATGGGAAGTCACTTGATGTTAAAACACAACTATCTGCTGACAATCGAGATGCGTAAGCGCCTTGAGAATGCTGTCCTGAACTTGGATGTCATGCCTTCCATGCGTAGTTTAATGACTGCTGGTGATGCCTTAGAGCGTCAAAACGTAGCTGGTTATAACTGTTCATACGTAAATATTGATGATCCTAAAGCCTTCGATGAGGCTATGTATATTCTCCTGTGTGGTACAGGTGTAGGTTTCTCTGTGGAGCAGAAGTATGTCAACCGTTTACCTGAAATCCCTGAAAAGCTTTATGAGTCTAATACTGTGGTTCACGTTAAAGACTCCAAAGAAGGATGGGCAAAGGCGTTACGACAGGTACTCGCTCTCCTGTGGGCCGGAGAAGTCCCTAAGTGGGACGTATCTAATGTACGTGCAGCAGGGACTCGTCTTAAAACATTTGGTGGTCGTGCAAGTGGCCCAGAACCGCTTGTTGAGCTTTTCAAATATGTTGTTGCAAAGTTTAAGACAGCGGCAGGCCGCAAGCTTCATTCCCTCGAGGCTCATGATATTCTCTGCAAGATCGGGGAAGTGGTCGTGGTTGGTGGCGTTCGTCGCTCCGCTATGATCTCTCTGTCTGACTTGGATGATGACCGTATGGCTCACGCTAAGGCAGGTAACTGGTGGGAAGGTAACGGTCAACGAGCCTTGGCTAACAACTCAGCTGTGTACGATGTCAAGCCTGACGTAGGCCAGTTTATGCGTGAATGGAGCAACATCTATGAATCACACTCAGGTGAACGTGGTATCTTTAACCGCTATGCGTCAGAGATTCAAGCAGCTAAGAATGGACGCCGTGTACTCGGTAAAGAGTGGGGTACTAATCCTTGCTCAGAGATTATTCTCCGTCCTTATCAGTTTTGCAACCTCAGCTCAGTTATTGTTCGTGCGGATGACACTGTGGAGTCTCTCAAAGAGAAAGTGGCTATCGCAACGATCCTTGGAACTTTCCAATCGACGTTGACTAACTTCCCGTACCTGCGTAAGGTGTGGCAGACTAACACAGAGGAAGAGCGTTTGTTGGGTGTATCCATGACAGGTATCCTAGACAATACCTTGTTGAATAACGCCTACGATGAAGGTTTGCCTGCACGACTAGAGGAGCTGAAGAATGTTGCTGTCGATACTAATAAGCATCTTGCTGCTGAATTGGGCATCAATGCTTCTGCTGCGATCACGTGTGTCAAGCCTGAGGGAACTGTTAGTCAACTCACTGGTACTGCTAGCGGCATTCATCCTCAACACAGTGCTTATTTCATTCGTCGTGTCCGTAGCGATGCAAAAGATCCCCTCACTCAATTTCTCAAGGATTCTGGATTTCCTTGGGAGCCTTGTGTGATGAAGCCTGAATCCACTGTGATCTTTAGCTTCCCGATGAAGACACCCTCAGGTGCTCGTCTACGTGAAGACTTGTCAGCTCTTGAACACTTGGACTTGTGGTTGACATTCCAGCGTCACTGGTGTGAACATAAACCTTCAGTTACAATCTCAGTCAATGAGAATGAATGGCCTAAAGTAGGTGCATGGACATGGGAGAACTTCGATGAGATTACTGGTGTATCGTATTTACCCATGGATGGTGGCACTTATCGTCAGGCTCCCTATGAGTCTATCAATGAGGAAACGTATGCTGCAATGCTTGTGGAGATGCCTACCTCGATTGACTGGGAAAACATGAAGGAAGTGACTGACAACGTGGAAGGCGCTCAGACCCTTTCATGCACCGCTGGAGGATGTGAGATCTAATATGAAGATCGTATACACAAAAGACAACTGTCCAGCGTGTGTGCAACTGAAGACAAGGTTAGACTCGGAAGGGGTTGACTTTGTTGAGGTTCACTTAGGTTTGGATATGACCATTGAAGCCTTTAAGGAGAAGTTCCCTACTGTGCGTTCAGTACCTCATGTAGTAGATGCAAAGGATGAAACATGGTAATTGAACACCCTTATTTATCAATCACTTTTGAAAAAGTAGATCCTCAATGGTATCCTGTCATTTACTATATGGGTAAAGCAATGCTTGAGAAGGATCGAGAATTTAGTAAAGGAATGATTGACCGATCACAGCTAGATGACTTCATAAAAGAAGCTGAGGCTTATTTTAAAAAGGATCTCCTATGATTATTGACTTCAACTGGTCAGGAGGTCTTGTACTAGGTCTTGTACATACGGATGAAGCTATAGTGGAGACTGATGAAGATGAGTATGAGTTCTGTCAAGCTATCATCATTCATCTAGGATTCTTTAACATAGCAATCCTGTTCTACTAACCCTAGAAACTAAGAAGCCCTCTTTCGAGGGCTTTTTTGTAGCTGTTATGCTTTGTGGTATTCCTCTTCAGTGAGGATACCTGCTTTATACTTGTTCTCTGGCTTATAAATAGTAAGCTCTTGTTGTCGCATAGCAGGGTCAAAGCTGATGTGCATCCAACGACCAAACTCATGGATCATCTGGTCAAACTTGATACCAGCCTTCTTGACTTCCTGACACAGTTGGTAAGGAGTCAGTTTAGAGCTAGATACGTCGATAGCCCAACCATCCATGTGAGAGGAGACTTTAGAGCCTCCAACAGCCACGTTAACAGCTGGTAGACGCAACCAAGAGTTGATCTTCAGAGGGCCAGTAACAGCACGTAGTTGCTCAAGCTTAGCAGCAGCTACTTTCATGTTCTCCAACTGGACAGTAGAAGGTTGGTTGTCGATACCTTGACGGATAGCTGTGTCGCTATAGGTAGCTTCTTCAAGAGAAAAATGTTCGCTCAACTGCATGATTACTCTCCTTCTTTAGGAGCTGGTGAGCTTTTACGACCAGAGATAGCACCCATAGCACCAACACCCATAAAGGCAATAGCTTTGAGGATCTCAAGGAACACAGCGTCGATAGGAGCTAAGTCGCCTGTCTGCTCTTCAAAGCCAATGAGCCACAGGACACCGAAGGCAATAATCATTACCATACAAGTGATAGAACGGACAACGAAAGCCCATGTACGGATTTCAATCTCTTGTTCTGTTAGAGGTGGTTTGTTAATCCACTGTTGAATTAGTTCTTTCATTTCTTACCTACCTTATCAGCTAATTTTTCCATTGTCCTACCACCGAAGTAGAAAGACATCACGAGCATTCCCCATTGACCTAGAAGCTCCACGTAAGCACCTCTAGTCTCATATTCAAAGATAGAAGCGATAGCGAAGCCACTGTAGGCCACTAGGAGGAATATAAGCACCATAGGACGGATGTTCTTAGACAACCATGAGTCAGAGGCCATATCAGCCTTCATACGCTCCGTCAGGTTTGTTTGTTCAATCTCGTACTCTTTACAGTCAATCTCTTTGAGCTTAGCTGCCAGTTCAGGATTGTCTTTAAGAGCTTGAGTGACTGCACTAGGTGAAGCCTCCACACCGAGCTTAGAGGCGATAGCGTTCATAGCCATACCTCCCAGAGGCCCCCCCACAGCAGTAGCCAGAGCAGGTGCTACATTTTTAAGCAGGTTCATCAGTTCATTCATGGTTTTCTACACGCCTCAACAGCGTCCTTTACGATAATATATAGATAGAGTTCAAAAGGTAAAATAATAAAGAACAGCAAGGTAAGCAATACAAGGAAGCTTACGTAGGCTGTCTCGCTAGAAGAATTGCTATTGTTAGTCCCCATGTTTCCATCACTATTAAAGCCATTACTACGACCCAAGCTATTCTTTGTCGAATCTTACTGATAAGCTTATGCTTCTTGAGTACTTCCTCTTTCCTCTGCTTTAAGGCTCTTAAATGAGTTATCTCTTGCTTCTCTTGCACTATTCCAAACATCTCAATAACGTCTGTGTACAGAGCGCCTAGCTCAGGAGGACTCTGATAGATCATTACCTCTCTGATCTCCTTCTGAGCCTTCTCCATCTCCTTCTTAGCTATAACTAAGTCAAGGGAGACATCTAGAAGCTCATCAGGCTCAATATACTGTGTGTCTATACGTAGCTGTTGTTGCTCAATCTTCTTCTGGATGGCTATCATGGCCTTGAAGAAGACTTTAAGGTTCTTTATGAGGTCACTCTTTATCTCTTGTTCACTGTGTGATTCAACAGCTTTCTTAGCCTTCTTTGGCGGAGTCTCAGTCTTAGTATCATTATTAGCAACTGCCTCTATGAGGTGATTAGGGGGCTTATTCGCCTCAGATTCTGCACCGAATAGCTTCTCTTTAATGAAGCCCCAAAGACCTACTACCTCATCGACGTGCTCCTTAGCCTCATCGAAGGTAGCCTTAGCCTCTAGGACTACACCTTTATACTCTTTGTATAGCTCACATCCCTGCTGGATAGCCTCAACAGCCTTGAGAGCACCAGCAAGGATTAAGAGAGGCATTACTGAGCTTCTGGAGGAACTAAACCTGTAGTAAGAAGACCACGATAGGCTAGATTAGGCTGTGTAGGTAGAGCTTGACCTGAAGCAATCAAATTAGCAGCTTGCTGAGCAGCTCGGCGACGAAGTACGCTTTGAATAGTATCTGCTCCGTAACCAGCAGCAGCTAAACCAGCAGCAGACATTGGAGTCTGTGTAGCAGCCACGCCATAAGCAGCCGCTGAAAGCTTAGAACGAGCAGGATTAAACTGAGCAGCAAAGCTCATCAAAGGATCAAGACTACCTCCCTTGATAACAGATTTAATGATATTTTGCTCTTGTTCATTAAACAAGCTCATCTTGTTTTTGTTAGCTGCAATGTTAACAAAGCCTCGACGGATCAGTTCACTTTCAGAAGCATTAGGCATCTCTTTCTTAATCTCAGCTACATTAAGAGCGTCTTCTAGTACCTGAGCACGAGAAGAATTACGCCAATCTTTACGAGCGTCCATTACCTTTTTAACAGCGTTATCCAGACCTGCTTTACCAGCAACCAAGTCACGGCCGTTAATCTTAGTAATGTAGTTGTCAATTGAATCCACAGCCACAGAACCTAAACGAGCTTCTTTAGGGTCTGAACTACCTTTTAACTGATTGACTAATTGACGTAGACGATCAACAGTGGCGAAAGGGACGCGCTGAGTACCAATAATCTTTTCCATCTGTGCCAATGTACGTTCAGCAGCAGCAGCTTCAGGAGAGCCGGGTATCATGTTTGCATCGTCTAGAGACTTACGAATATCTCCAACCATGCTCAAGGCACTCTGAGGTTTAACAGCAATACCTGCATCATCTACAGATTTATATGCACGAGACGCACGTTGACGTACCTCATCCATAGTGAATACAGGTTTGTTTTCTTTCATGGCTGCGCCAATAGCTCGGCCTGAAGCGCCAGCAGCTAAAGTACCTGCACCTATCGCAGCAATAGTGGCTGCTAAGTCACTACCTGTGTAGTCTTTAATAACTTCAGCAGTAGGTTGGGAAACCATACCGGCAATAGCGGATACAGGGATCTGACGCGCCATGTCAGCTGCCAACGCAGGGACCGTAGGAGCTAGCTTAGCCAAACCAGCAGTGCCTGTCATAGCCTGTGTACCGGCTTGTACAGCACGTTCTAAACGGTTCTCAGGCTCAGGGATACCTGCTTGAGTAAGCGTTTGACTTTGTGCTTGAGCAAAGCTAGGGATACGACTTTCAGACCCTAGAAGGTTAGCGCCAATATTGTAAACACCTCGGCCTGCTTCCAACACAGCAGTAGCTGGAGAGGTAAAACCCTCAATAACTGCTCGTCCTGTTAGACCTAATTGACGACCTAGTTCTTGCCCTGTTGTTCGAGGAACTAGATCTTCAAAGGAAACATCCTTAGGAATCAAATCATCAAAAGACACATCTGCCATATATTTCCTTTACTGTACGGTATAGCCTTGGTCTTTAAGACGCTTCAAGACAGATTCACGGCTAGCCCCTTTTTTAATTGCTTCGTTGGCCTTGTCGATAATAGCTTGTGTAAGCGGTTTACCTTGAGGCATAGCTGGTTCAGCAGAGGGTTGCAGTTGTGGGTTAGCTCCTGACATAGGGCTTTTCTTTGGAGCTACATCATTAGCACCAAAAGTAGGCAGTTCAGGCACACCTGAGGATGTCAAAGTTGTACGTTTAGCTTCCAAAGCTTTCTTAGTGTTGCCCAATGTTGAAGCAAGGTCTTCAAAAGCAGAGGTTAACAACTCCTTATTTTTCCAAGTGTCTTCGTCTGCAATTTGGTCTTTAGCACGTTGAGCATCACCCTCAGTTTGAGTGCCTTTAGCCAGCAGCAGCAAGTTATTAGCTTGAGAACGAACTTCACGCTGTAGCTGCTTAAACGCCTTAGTATCTTCAGTAGGTTTACCCATGAAGCCTGACACGCCTCGCTCTACGTTCTGATACAAGCCAAGATTAAGTTCTTGAATTTTAGGAGTCAAGGCTGTAATCTTAGCAACCGAAGTATCAAGAGAAGTGAGTTGTTCATCGACATTACCTACTTCTTTACGGATTGTAGGAGATACCTTTGTTGCAGGTGTAGTAGAAACTGTGCCACCAACTCCACCAGCTTTTGAAGCCTTACCTACCAAAGCAGCGATATTAGGTGCCGATGTAGACAGGTCAATAGGGTCAATCTGAGTAATTTCACCTGTCTCAGAATCACGGAAGATCTTAGGTTTATTTTCTTGACCTACTAACCAACGCACACGAGCTTCTTCCTCAGCAGTAAGAGGTTCCCCTTTAGCTAATTTAATCTCAGCGTTTGAGATCATCTCACGGTTACGCTCTGAGACTGTGGTAGCCCCTGTTGTACGCATTGCTTTGTCGGTTTGAGCTTTCTTTAAAGCGGCTGCACGAGCCATGTCAGCAAGTTGAGAAGCGCCAGCAGGATCTGTCATAGAAAGACGCTGAGCTGCTTGCATAATGGAATCAGGGTTAGTTGGATCCATTCCTTGAATAGCTTGGCGACGAGCTGTAGCCAGCTTTAACTGAGGGTCTTGAGCACCCAAAGCAGAGCCAATAGCTCCTCCAAGCATATAAGATGAAGCCCCTACGTTAGCTAAACCTCGTTGTACAGGGGACAACTTAGCAAGTTCGATACTCCGATCAAGAGCTTGGTTATATTGAGCTTGTTGAAGTTGCTCAGGAGAGGCAAACAGCCCCATAACAGAATCAGTAGCCATATTATTCCTTATTTCTTTACATCCAATAATCAGACATCCAAGAGGCATCACCTGAGCCTGAGAATGTTGATTCAGGGATCACATCAGAGCCTGTAGTCCATGAAGGGGAATTACCGCCACCGAATAAGCTACCAACACCTTGAGTGAATTGAGGGTTACGAAGCAAGCTAGAAGCTGCTGTAGACCAAGGATTAGCTTGTTGAGACAAATATCCTGCTGCTGCTTGAGAGCCTGCTGTAGATTTACCACCAGCTTCCAAACCGAGGTTAAACGGTTGTTGACCAAGAGCTTCAACAGCACCTTGAGTAGTCAAACCAGCCTTCAATGGATCGTAAGCACCTGTAAGCAAACCAGTACCGAAGGTGATCTGCTGTTGAGCTGCTTTGTCTGCGCCTGCCGCCAACTGGAGTTGCTGATTAGCTAAGGCATTGTAGTAAGCAGCCATCTCAGGGTTAGTAGCAGCCATGTCACCAGCTGTAGTGGCACCTGTAGCTAAGCCGCCACGACCTGTCTGGAACAGTTTGTTACGAATACCAGCCAATGTCTGTTCGTTCTCAGGGGCTAACAAAGCAGTCTGTTGGTCAATATAACGCTGACGCACAGCTTCAGGAGACTCGCCAAGGTAGCTCTGGCCTAAGTTCATCAAGGTTTGACCTTGTTGTAGCCCTTGACCTGTCATCCCTGCTAGCTGATCTTGATAAGCTTGTAGCTGAGGTGAAAGAGTATAACCGCCACTAGACAGCCTACCTTGATCGTCAAAGCCAAAGTTAGACGTACCGAATGTATTAGTAATACCGATAGGACGGAACTGGCTCATTTGAGCAGCTTGTTGAAGCTGTTGATTACCTTGACGTACTTCGTTACCACCAGAGAGAGCACCGCCAATGGCTGAACCAATAGCAGCCCCTGTAGAACCGCCGTAGATGCTTCCTACAATAGGAGCTGCTGCTGCTACAATATCACCCATAATTACTTACTCCCACCAAAGGTATACATAAAAGCCTTAGAGCCATCGTTTAAAATCATATCTTGTTCCTTTTTCCATCCTACAGTCTCTCCAAACTTAGCTAATTTAGTTTGGTCTTCTTTGACCATAGCCTTTAAAGGTAATGGAAGAAGAGATTGTAACGTATTTAAATCTTTAGTAAACTCTTTTTTAACAGTTTTGTTCCATTTTAACACATCGGTATGAAACCAAAGAAAACTATTAAACCACTCAAGATACATCACGTAGTCATCACGAATAACTACAGGAGTCTTCATGGTCAGTACGTACCGCCGTCAATAGTGCCTGTAAAAGCACCACTGAGCGTAGTAGCTCCTGAGACAGTCAAAGCAGCTGCTGTCACAGTGCCTGTAAACGTAGGGGAAGCTGTGTCGGATTTAGAGTTCACAGCTGTTTCGATAAGGTTAAACTCATCGTCAATTTCAGTACCTTTAACAACTTTGGCTGCATCACCTGTAGATAGTGCGTCCTTAGCTGCAAAGTTAGTGGCTTTGTTATAGGCTGTCATTATTGGGTTCTTCCTTCTTTACAGAAAACATCGAGCTTCTGGATGCTCAAATCAAAGTTATTTACTTCTGTTTCAATACCTAGCTGTAAGATACTTCCTGAGCCGCTAGCTTGTACACGTTGGTTATCAAAGACAATACCTGTCGTATATTCTGACAAACCGTATTCAGCAATACCGTATTCAGCAACGACAATGTTACCAATAGTCACTTGACGAGACAGGTAGTTACTACTGTAATCAAAAGCGTACTTGAGAGTCAAGGTAGCATTAGCGCCACCAATACAGGTAAAGCTAATCTTCTTGAGGATCTTTGTAACACTAGGCTTACTCAGATCGAAGTAGTTAGTGTAGTATTGGAAACGATACTTAGTTGCGTTATCCAAGTTAGTGCTGTATTTACCGATGTAGCCAGCAAAGCCCATCAACAACGATTTAGCACGTGTTGAGAACATAGCTCTAGGATAGATACTCCAAGTAGTTACCCTTGCTGAACCGTCTTGCAAAGCCTTACGAGTATCAAAACAGTAAGTTACTTTAGCTGTAGGGAAGGACAACAAATAAAAGGCATTGGTGTCTGAGTACACAGCTTTAATATTAGTCAAGTCTTCTACGTTAAGGTTAGTAACCAAATCATCACGTACATTAGCGCTAATATCACGCATAGGTGCTGACTTCTCTTGAATGGTACGAGCAAGTGAGCGAACACCTGAATCAGACAAGAAGAAGACATCAGAACCTGTCAAAGCAACTGAATCACGGGCACAGCAACCAACACCGTTAACTGTATCCTCTAAGCTCATTCCTGAAGGATCACGAGCGCCTTTGTACACCAAGATCTGGCGGCGACCAAAGATAATCAGGGAGTTGTTATGGGCAGCTAAGGCAATGATCTCGTCTGAGCCGTTAGGCCATACAGCTGAGACATCCAAAGTACCCGCTGTGCCTGTAGTGAGCACATGACCGGCCTCTAAGTCAGAGAACTGAATCAAGCTCTTGTTAGTTGCTGAGGCAGCTGACCAGACACGACCATAAGCGCTGATAGCACAAGCTGACTGCTGAACTGTACCTAGATAACCTGTCTTCTCAGATACTCGACGGAAGGTAGTAGTAGACACAGCTGGATCGAACACCAGAGGGTCAAGACCTGTTTGATACAGATACAAGACACCATTCAAAGGAGCCATCTGCCAGTTATTAGTGCCGATAGAAGGTGCTGAGCCTCCACCACCATAGGTAAGCTTAGTAAGCGTAGAGCCTACCAACTTAAACAAACAACCGTTACCAGCTGCGATAACGTATGAAGTGCCGTCTTGAGCGATAAGTTCACCAATCGCTGCAATATTTGCGGTGCTTAGATCGCTATTCGACGCATGTTGAGCAGCCCATCCTTGACGAGCACCAATACGACCAAACGTGTCGATGACGCAGTTATGAGCTTTAGTGGCAAAACCAGCCTCAAGAGATACTGAGCTATCCTGAGTGTTAACACCCATGAAGCCGGGAGCACCAATTGAAGCAGTGAGTAGTGTCTCAGACATTAGGGAGCAACCCAGTTCATCTCTTCTTCGTAACGGTTACGCTCAATAGCAACTTCGTTAGCTAAAGACATCTTGTACAAAGCGTAAGCTTCAGAGGAAAGGTTCCCACCGTCTTCACCACGCTCAGCAATAGCTTTAGCGTAAGCCAGCATAGAGACTAAGTGAGCAGGCACTAACACACGTGTAGTCTCTGTAGTCAAGTCTGCTTGAGGGATAACTAAGTTGAAACGGAGAGTGTAAGCTTGCTCAGGAACAGGCCAAATATCTACCTGTGTGTCGTTGTTGCTATCTACACCGTTGAAGTTGTAACAAACAGGAGCACCTTGCTGATTATTAGCCAACAAGAACTGCTTATTCATCCACTTAGTAGGGGCGTAGCGTACTTCCACATCAGAGGTATCATTCAAGACATCAATGACACGGAAACGAGTACCTGCATCTGTGAGCGTATAGTTATAAGTACTAGCTACAGTGTTGATGGTAATAGTAGAAGACAGAGAGTTCCACTCAGCTGCATCCTCTACTTCACGTTTAGCATCGTTAACGAATACACCGATAAGAGCTGAGTAAGGTGTTGCATTAACGTTAGCCACTGTAGGCTCTCGCAACCTACGTAACACGTTATTAACAATCTCTAGATATGTCATTTATTAAATACCTTCTTTTTTGAACAGCTCAAAGGTGCAGATAGTGCTAAATGTGCTTCCTGCCTCGCTAAGCATCATTACCTTGTCGCCTTCTTCCATGACAACATAGGCTCCACCATCCTGACGTACATAGTTCTTAGATGACACAGTACCGTCCATAACGTAGATATCGGTAGTTGTGCTAGCATCGTGCCAATAAGCTGCAATGGTCTTAGTAGACCCTGTACCGTTGAACAAGTACATCAAGTTCCATTTAGCGTAGTAGCCAGTAGGAACTGTATAGACAGTAGTGAGAGTGTTTGCAGTAAGGTTTAAACCTACTGTGACAGGACGAGCCATTTATTTGGTCTTCTTGTTAGCTTTGTTCTTAGCTGTACGAGCCCCACGAACAGGCATAGGCATATTAGCCTCAGACATGGCAATAGCGATAGCCTGCTTCTTGTCTTTAACGACAGGACCGCCTTTACCGCTATGGAGAGTACCTTCTTTGAACTCACCCATAACTTTACCTACTTTAGCGTTTTGTTTCTTAGTTGCCATAGCGTATATCCTACTAGAATTATTCAGATTTGTCAATAGAAGTACTAATATCTTTGTAGATAGCGTATACTTTATGACCAATCATTAAGGCTGTGTATATCAGAGTAGCCCATAGAACTAACTCAGATACCTGATAACCAGCAACTGTAGCTAAACTAACTGTCACTGGAGGCGCTGCTTTAGTCACCAGAGCTACTCCTGTCTCTGTCGTTAAGGTAGCATGGTCAGCCATTTATCACTCGTATAAGATGTTGATTGAGCCAGCGTCAAAAGTAGCTGTGCCGCCTGCTGTTGTAATTCGCAGCATGTTTAAAACACCAGCCAAAGAAACAGAACCAGCACCCAAAAAATTAACAGTAGCATCCGACCTACAAACAGAACTTGAATAAGCCCACTTATTTGTCGCAGAATCAAGTAAGGTCAAAAACATTTGCCCATGATAAATATCACCAGAGGCAGTTGTGTTTGTAACACCAAATCCAGCAGTAAACGCGTTAGAGCTTGTAGTGTTTAGTCCAGCAATATACGAAACAGTTCCTAAATATCCAGATGTAGTTGGAGTTCCGCCAGTACCAATCTGAATTTGTACGTTTGATGTATTATTTGTACTAACACCGCTAAACATCACAGTAATACGCTTCACCCAAGAAGGGATAGACGTAAAGTCAATTGAAGTACCGGATGTGCTTGCTACAGCAGTTCCAGAAGCGATACCGTTATACACAGCACCTGAGTTTGTTGTGACCCCTGCGGAGCCGTTGATTACTACTGACATGTATTACCCCACAATCCAAGTAGTTCCGTTATCGTAAACAGGAACAGTTACAGCACCTCCACCTACAACAGCAGACAATGCTACTGGGGTTAAAGCATTGGACACAAAAGCTCTACGGCCTGCTGTACCTGCGGCTGGTAGTGTGGCAACAGTGTAGACGTTAAACTTTACACCTGTTGACAGGATAGAAATCATGGTAGTGCCGTTGCTTTGCAGCTCAAGCGTTCCACTAGTGTCCGCAGTCTGGACTAAACCAGACGATGTTGATGCGTTGATAATCGAAGACATTATTGACCGCCTCCTTGTGTAGCTAACCACTCTTGGAACTTCGCTTGCCTTGCTTCTTCTGCTGCAACAGCAACTAAACGAGCAGCTTCTTCAATTTCCCAAGCAGCGTATTGCGTCTGTGCTTGTACTTGTTCTTCGGGCGTCAGTTCAACTTCAGTTGTTTCACCTGTTGCAAGATTTACTTCGATTCGTTTCATGGTGTTTCCTTATTCGTTAAGAGTTTTACTCGTATAAGATGTTGATTGAACCAGCGTCAAAAGTGTCTGTGCCGTTGACAGTGGTGATACGGATACGGTCAAGGGTATCTGAAAGTGTTTTAGTTCCTGTAACAAACATAACAATCTGAGTAGCAGCACCAGCAACAGCAGAGCCTACAACACCTGAACAAATCCAAATATTGCCTGAAATATTAGTTAGAGATATTGAACCATTTGAAACAATACCAGCATTGGCATTACTAAAACCAAAGCCTGTTGTATATGCGGTAGTTGCGGCAGCAGTATTATAAATTTGACCGCCTGTTGAGGTGTAACTTGTTGCTTCAACACCTCCAGAATCACCTAATTGAATAAGTGTGGTTGATGTGCCACTTGTAGACACACCGTTAAACATTACAGTAATACGCTTCACCCAAGATGGAATCGAAGTGAAGTCAATCGAAGTGCCTGACGTAGACGCAACAGCAGTGCCAGCAGTAAACGGGTAGTGCGTACCGGTGGCAGCACCAATAGTGGCTGTATTAGAGCCAGCAGTAGCGGGAGCTTGTAAGGCTACTGTGCCTGACGTACTCCCAGTTAAAACAAGAGAACTCATGTGATTATTTCCTTATATGTTTAAAGAATAACCCAACGGCAACCGTCAGGGATAGTAACTGTTACACCAGTATTAATAGAAATAGGTCCTGTAGACGAGGCAGATTTACCTGTTGTCATTGTATAATCCGCTGTGACAGTCTGTGAGTTCTCGTAAAAGACTTCATCTACTCCGCCGCCTGTAGCGCCAATGCCACCCACTTGTACGATATTATTGCTATTATCTCTACTATAGAGACGTTTGTCAATAAGGTTAACAGCTAATTCACCTTGAACAATATCCGAAGTAGTCGGTTTATCTCCTGTGGTTACGCTGTTCTTAATAATAATAGTTGCTGCCATGTTCTTCCTTTAGACGATAACCCAACGAGATCCAGCTTCAACAGTCACTGCATAACCTGAGCTAATCGTAATTGGACCAGCTGAGATACCACTATTACCTGTTGTGACAGTCACGTTCTCAGCGATGGATTGAGAGTTGTAAGCAATAGCTTTAGTAGCCGCTGATCCGAAGTACTGTCCACCTGCCACAGTAGCTGTCGATACAGCTGTAACTAAACCTTTAGCGTTAACTGTTACAACAGGGATAGCTGTCGATGAGCCGTAAGAGCCTACGTTAGAGTTAACAGTAGCTAGAGTACCTGTGCCTGTTACGTTAGCTGAGCCGTTAAAACTACCGCTTGTGTAAGCCAAATCACCTGTAATGGCAATAGTACGAGCTGTTGTTAATGTAGCAGCTGAGCCAGTAGTATTCTGGTTCCAAGTAGGTACTGTGCCTGTCAAGCCGCTATAAGCCACGTTAGTAGCTGTAGCAGCGTTACCTGTGATGTCAATACCCCAAGTACCAGATGCACCAGTGCCTGTCAGAGGAGCGTATGTAGAAGCTGCTGCGGAAGTAGTTAAATAACCACCTGAAGCATGGTTACCCCAACCGTAAGCTGTGTCCCACTCTGTCTGCTTAGCAGTTGTAGGGATGCTGTAACCTGATGTCAATGTAACAGCTAAAGTACCTGATGTCGTGACTGGATTACCTGATACAGACAGGCCAGTAGGTACGGACATATCTACCGAGGTAACAGTACCTGAACCAGCTGAGCTATTAACCCAGTTCTCACCATCAAACTGCAAGCCTTGGCCTGTAGTGACACTAGTGATGACTACATCAGTCAAACTATCCAAAGTATCTGGGATAGTGGGCTTATCTGACAAGTCATCATACGAGCCAGAGGTAGCTACAGTGGCTAGATCGCTGGGTTGAGTAGCTGAGTCAGCAAGAGCGCCTTGAGCGGCTGTAGCGTAGGCTGTAGCGTTAGTTGTAGCAGCTGTACCTAAACCTAAGTTAGTGCGTGCATCAGCAGCTGTTTTAGCTCCTGTACCACCTTGAGAGATAGCGATAGTCAGGATATCAGCTTCTGTGATACCCTCTACGCTACCGCCTGAACCCCTGTAGATTGCCATATTTACTCAGCTTCCTGAACAACTTCTACTTGCTTAGTCTTCTTCGTGGTTGTCTTAGCAACTTCTTTAGCTGGAGCTTCGTCTTCAAGCTTCACGTAACCCTCGTGACCAACCATAGAGTCAATATCCACTTGGTTAGTGAACTCAATCACGTTACCGCTCAACAAACATTTAAACTTAGCCATTTCTTTATCCTATTACTAGACAGACCAAAGGAGACTCCTTTTGAGAGCCTCCTTCAGTCTAGCTATTAAGCTGGAACCACGAGTGCCACAGCACCGTAGTCACGCAACTCGCCAACGCCGTACAATGTGTCAGCAGTGAACAGAGTACCGAGGTATTCTTGTTTGTACTGAGTTTGTGAACGGATACCGACTT